TAAGATTGATGCTGGCAGGTGGGATATCAAGGAGATATGCGAGAGAATCCTGAATCATGTCCAGTTATACGACATACAGGTAATTGGAATAGAAAAAGGTGCATTAAAAAGAGCAATCATGCCGTATCTAACGGAGATGATGCTAAAAAGAGCAATATATCCACGCATAGAAGAAGTAGCACTAGGAAATAAAAGCAAAGTAGACAAGATTATTGGAGCTTTGCAGGGTAGATTTGAACACAAACAGATAGAACTATGTGATGGTGAGTGGGTAAGAGAGTTTAGAGACGAGTTATTAAACTTTCCTACTACTGGAGTCCATGATGACATGGTGGATTCACTGAGTTTGATAGCACATATTGCTAATGCAGCAGTGTATTTTGAAGATTACAACGATGATTACGAACCCTTAGACATTATATCAGGATATTAAACATGGCTGAACAATACAACGAGAACGAATTACAATCAGTAGAAAAGTATGAAGTCACTGAGAGTGATAAGGAGTTAGTATCATTCGTAGTTGAACACTGTGACAGGTGGAGAGACTGGAGAGACACTAACTATGAAAGTAAATGGGATGAATATGAAAGGATATATTATGGTATCTGGGCTTCTGAAGATCGCACAAGGGATAGTGAGCGTAGTAAAATCATTAGTCCTGCAACTCGTCAAGCTGTTGACAATCGTGTTGCAGAAACTATGGAAGGTTTCGCAGGCTCTGGTAAACTATTTGAAGTCGTTGATGACTTAGCAGACGGAGATAGAACTGATGTTGAGTTGATGCAGACTCTTTTAATAGAAGACACGCATAACAACGCATACTTAAACAACGTTAGTTCTATTGTTAAACTAGCTGAGATCTACGGTACTGGTGTAGGTGAAATTGTTGTTAAGACAGAGATTGAAAAGATCCCTACAACACAGCCTATGCCAGGTCAACAAGGTGTTGCTGCAGTTGGTATTACTGAAAAAGAAAGAGTAGCAGTCAAAGTCAAACCTGTACATCCAAGAAACATTTTGATAGATCCTAATGCAGATGCTATTGATGATTCTCTTGGTGTAGCTGTAGAAGAATACGTAAGTCTTTATCAGATTGTACGTGGTATTGAGTCAGGTGTTTATCGAAAGGTAGATATTGAACCGCATTACGAAAGTGATGACTTAGAACCAAGTAAAGTAGAGTCAACTAGTTATCAAGACGATAAAGTTAAGATACTACGTTACTATGGTTTAGTTCCTAGAGAATACTTGGAGCAGATGGAAAATGAAGGTGAAGAGGTTGTAGACTTGTTCCCTGAAGATTCTGCTGCTGACAAAGTATCAGACTTGGTAGAAGCTATCATTATTATTGCTAACGATGTACATCTACTCAAGGCTGAAGCATCTCCATACATGATGCAAGATCGCCCTGTTATTGCTTATCGACCAGAAGTACGTCCTGGACGTTTCTACGGCGTAGGTACGGTTGAGAAGGCTTATAATATGCAAAAGGCTATTGACGCTCAGTTAAGAAGCCACATGGATTCTCTAGCGTTGACTACTGCACCTATGATGGGTATAGATGCTACTCGCTTACCACGAGGTATGAAGTTTGAAGTTAGACCGGGTAAGAACATTCTAACCAACGGTAATCCTGCTGAGATCTTACAACCATTTAAGTTTGGATCTACAGATGCTTCTAACTATGAAACAGCTAAAGGGTTTGAAGCAATGCTGCTACAAGCTACAGGCACACTAGACTCGTCAGAGTTGGTCAAGAGCGCAGCATCTACAGCTGGACAGAATAATGGAATGGGTATGTCTCTGGCTATGTCAGCGATTGTCAAGAAAAATAAATTGTCAATGGCTTCTTTCCAAGACGATTTCATTATACCAATGGTTCAGAAAGTCGCATACAGGTATATGCAGTTTGATCCAGACCGTTACCCAATGAGAGACTTTAAGTTTACTACCATGTCTTCTATTGGTGCTATAGCTAGAGAGTACGAACAACAACAGCTAATTGGTCTGATGCAAACGCTCGGTCCTTCTTCCCCTATTGTTCCTATCTTGTTAAGAAGCATTATTGCTACGTCAGGATTAATGAATAAAGAACAGTTGATGGCACAGCTAGAGCAGATGGCTCAGCCTAATCCTGAAGCACAACAGATGGAACAACAACATCATCAATTACAAATGGGCTTAGTTCAAGCACAAGCTAATGAACTTAATGCTAGAGCTGCTGAGTCTGCTGCTGATGCTCAAGAGGCACAGGCTAGGGCGCAGAAGCTATTAGTTGAAGCATCATTACTTGATGATAGAGTTAAAGCTGATTTAGTTAGGAGTCTTTCTGCTAATATAAATATGAAAGATAAGAATGAGTTTGAGAAGCGTGTTAAAGCTGCAGAACTTATCCTTAAAGAACGTCAGATAGACTCTAATGAAAAGATAGTTAGAGAACAAATGAGACAAAAAAACACTTGACAAAACACTGATTTTGTGGTATAATGATGGCTCATTATAGTAACTTAATAGAGGACTCCATATTGGATAAAGAACTCCAAGAGTATTACGAAGCAAGATTTGAAATGATGTCAACAAAAGGATGGATAGATCTCCTAAATGATGTTGACAAAATGATAGAAGAAAGAAACAACTTAATGGCTACTAAGAGTTTAGAAGAACTAAACCTTAGGAAAGGTCAACTAGATGTTCTTTACTGGATCAAGACACTCAAGCAACTATCCGAAGAATCATGGGAGCAACTCAATGAAAAGGATGTTTGAGTTTAGATGTGGTGAAGGTCATCTAACGGAAAAATATATTGACGAGAAGGTAAAACATATTGACTGTCCTTCTTGTGAATGTATAGCTCTCCGTATTATTTCTAGTCCGCGTATCTCGTTGGAAGGTATCACAGGAGATTTTCCAACAGCAGCAGATGCTTGGGCAAAGAAACATGAGGAGGCTACAAGAGTTGCCTATAAGCGCAGAGAGGGTTAGCGTCAGGTAACATTTTTTAATTCCTAAAATCACAAGCGTGACAGGAGACAGTATGGCGAAGTTTGAAGATCCGTTGCAAGAAGAACTTGAGTTTGATAGTATAGAAGAAGAACAGACTCCAGAAGAACAAGTAGAACAACCTGTTCAAGAGGAACAACCTGAACTAGAAATACCAGATAAGTATCGTAACAAATCAATCCATGATATTGTTAAGATGCACCAAGAAGCTGAAAGGTTAATTGGCAAGCAAGCTCAAGAAGTTGGTGAAGTCAGAAGACTAGCTGACGATCTCCTTAAACGGGAACTCTATCAACAACAAGCCGTTCAAAACCCTAAACAAGAAGAAAAAGATCCTACAGAAAGATACTTAGAAGATCCTGTAGGTGCAGTCAATGATGTTGTATCTAATCATCCTGCTATAAAGCAAGCACAAGAACAAGCGTTTGTTTATAAATCACAGCAGGTTGAACAAAGATTAAGGCAACAGTTTCCTAACTTTGATGAAGTAATACAAGATCCAAAGTTCTTTGAGTGGATTAAAGTTTCACCAATAAGAACTAGGTTGTTTACAGAAGCTCATTCTCAATATGATTATGATTCTGCTGTTGAGCTAGTATCAACATGGAACATTATGAATAAAGAGAAACAAGTAACACAACCTGCTATGGTTACTGATGCAAAGAAAGAAACAGCTAAGAATCTTAAAGCTGCTACAGTAGACACTGGCTCACCTGCTCCGAGTTCTAAAAAGACTTACCGTAGATCTGATCTAATTAACTTACGTTTACGTGATCCAGATCGCTACTATGCAATGCAAGACGAGATTATGTCAGCATACGCAGAAGGGCGTGTCAAATAGAAAGGAAATAAAAAATGGCACTTGGTACTAATCACGTTACCCTTACTACTGCGGATAAATTTATCCCAGAGATTTGGAGTGACGAAATCATTGCAGCTTACAAGCAGAATCTTGTTGCTGCTAATTTGTTCTCTAAAATGTCTTTCAAAGGTAAGAAAGGCGATACGCTTCACATTCCGAAGCCTACTCGTGGTTCTGCTTCTGCAAAGTCTGCTTCTACTCAAGTTACACTAATTGCTGCAACTGAGTCAGAGCAACAAGTTCTTATCAACAAACACTATGAGTATTCTCGATTGATCGAGGACATCGTAGAAGTTCAAGCACTTGCTTCACTACGTAAGTTCTATACGGACGACGCTGGTTACGCTCTTGCTAAACAAGTTGATACAGACCTTATCAGGCTTGGTCGTGGTGTTAATGGTGCTACTGTTGGTACTAATGACTACGCTACTGCAGCTGCTTCAACCAACGCTTGGATCGGTTCAACTGGTGCAACGGTATACAACTCTTCATCTTCAAACGCTGCTGCGCTTGGTGATGCTGGTATCCGCCGTTCAATCCAGAGACTTGATGACAATGACGTTCCAATGACGGATCGTTTCCTTATCATCCCACCTAATGTTCGCAACAC